CCCGGTCAGATCGTGCGGCTGGATCCGGGCGAAGATGTCACCATCGGCCAACCTGCCGACAGCGGCGGCACTTACGAGCCGTTTCAATACCGGACCCTGCTGCAAATCTCGGCCGCACTGGGCATTCCCTATCCGTACATCGCGAATGACATGGTGAAGGGGAACTTCTCGAATTCGCGCCTGGCGCTGATCGAGTTTCGCCGCCGCGTCTCGGCCTGGCAGCATTCCGTCATGGTCTGGCAGCTCTGCCGACCCGTCTATGCGCGCTGGATGGACGCCGCAGTGTTGTCAGGGACCCTTACATTACCGGGCTATGAGGCCAACCGCAGCCAACTCCTGGCAGTCGATTGGCTGCCGACGAAATGGGACTGGGTCGATCCTCTGAAGGACGCCAATGCAGAAATTGCACAGATCGAGGCAGGCCTCAAATCCCGCACACAGGCCATCGCCGAGCGCGGCTATGACGCAGAACAGGTCGACCGCGATATCGCGGCGGAACGCGCCCGCGAACGCGCGCTGGGCCTCGACTTCCGCCGCCCCGGCTCGCCCGCGCAAGGCGTGCAGGCTTTGCCGGGCCCGGATGAGGATGGGGGCAAAGACGACGACACCGACCAGACAGATGAAACCGATAACGCGGAGGACCGACCGCGCGAACCTGAGGACCAGTCCTGATGCTGCATGCCCGCATTGCCGCGCGCGCCTTCAACACGCCGCTGCTTATTGAGCCCTCCAAGGCAATGGCGTTTCTTTCCGGCCTTGGGCCGCGCATCCTCGGGCATCGGGTCGAGATTGCTGACGGATACGGCGGCATGGAAAGCACCGTTGTCTCGCCAGCACGCACCAGCATCCTGGCCGGTGGGATGCTGAACTATTACCACCAGCATGGTGAGGCGCCCTACCCGGTGGTGGATGGCATCGCCGTAATCGAAATTTCCGGCGTGCTGATCCATCGTGGGGGCTGGATCGGACAGTCCTCGGGCCAGACCAGCTATGAGGGGATCGCTGCACAGATCGAAGCGGCAGCCAATGACCCTGCTGTACTCGGCCTCGCATTGGAAATTGACAGTTTTGGCGGCGAAGTCGCGGGTGTGTTCGATCTCGCAGATCGCATTCGTGCAATTCGCGCCACAAAACCCGTCTGGGCGTTTGTGGCCGAACACGCCTTCTCGGCGGGCTATGCGCTGGCAAGTCAGGCAAGCCGTATCCTCCTGCCGCGCACCGGTGCTCTGGGCAGTATCGGTGTCGTGGTGATGCATGCCGATCTCAGCGGCCAGCTTGATCAGGACGGGATGCGGGTGACACTGATCCATTCGGGCAGCCACAAAGTTGACGGCAACCCCTACGAGCCACTGCCCGCAGAGGTCCGGGACGACATCCAGCGCGAGATCGATGTGCTGCGGTTTCTCTTTACTGAGACCGTCGCGGCCGGTCGTGCCGGACGGCTGAGCCAGGACGCCGCAATAGCGACTGAGGCCGCAACCTATCGTGGGGCCAATGCCATCGCCGCGGGCCTCGCTGATGAAGTGACCGACCTTGCGCGCGGGTTTGCGGCCTTCCGGCAACTGTTGACCCGCACCCCAACGCTTTCACCCGCGCGCGATCGGGGCGCATCCCTTCCCCACCCCAAACAGGAGGCACACATGGCCACCGAACACGATCCCGGCGACAGCCCACAGGACGTTCTCGATCAGGCGACCGAACCGCAGGACGGTAATACAGATGCAGCAGATGACCCGTCTGCCGTCCCGGCAACGCCCCAAGCGGCTGCGCTGCAGTCTGCCCCCGCAGCGACCCAGCCGGGCAATCTGGCGGAGTTGTCAGCGCAACTCCGTGAAGCCGCAGCAGAGATCGCCGAGATCGCGGCGCAGGCAGGCAGGCTCGGTGTCACCATCGACGCGGCGAAAGCGCTGCGCGAGGGCACATCCCCCGAGGCCCTGCGTCGCCTCGTGATTGAGCGCGCAAGTGCTGCCGCAGACGCGCGCGACATTGTGGCCGCTCCGCCTTCTCCCGTCCGACCGCAGGCGAAAGAAAGCCCGATCGTCGCAGCTGCAAAACGCGCAGCTGCAGCAAGCGGCCGGGCCTGACGCCACCGCCATTCTCAGACCAAAACCCGACACCTCATTGCCTGACTGTCCCCCGCCGCCCCGCCCCGGCGGGGGATGCCTTTTGCCCCCTCACACAGGAACGCCACCATGACCGTCCTCAACCAACCCTTGACCATGGGCGATGTCCTCAAATACGAGGTCAACCCGAACTACACCCGCGAGACCATCACGCTCTTGGCCGGCATGCCCTATCCGGTCGGCTCAGTCTTGGGCCGCATCACCGCCAGCGCCAAATACAAGCTGGCCACCAGCGGCGGCAGCGATGGCGCGCAGACCGCTAGCGCCGTGTTGCTCTACGCCGTCGACGCCACGCTGGCCGATGCGACTGGCATCGTCGTAGCGCGGGGCCCTGCCATCGTCTCGCGGGCGGCGCTCGCCTACGACGCCACCGTCGATGACGGTGCCAAGATCATCACCAAGATCGGCCAACTGGCAGCCGCCGGGATTATCGCGCGCGACACCGCCTGATCCTTCCAGATGCGCACCGTATTGCTTGGCGCGCCCAACCTTTATTCCCCTCTTTCCCCAGGAGTTCCCCATGACCATCACCCGCAACCCATTTGATGTGGGCGGCTATTCTCTGGCCGAGATGACGCAGGCCATCAACATCCTGCCCAACCTCTACACCCGCCTTGGCCAGATTGGCCTGTTCCGCTTCGAGGGCGTCACCCAACGCTCTATCGTCATCGAGCAACGCGAGGGTGTGCTGAGCCTACTGCCCTCGGTGCCGCTCGGCGCGCCCGCCACCGTCGGCAACCGCGAGGCGCGCTCGATGCGCTCGTTTGCCCTGCCGTGGATCCCGCATGACGACGTGATCTTGCCCGCCGACGTCCAGGGGATGCCTGCGCTCGGCCTCTCGGATGCGACCGATCCGCTGGTCGAGGTGATGAACCGCAAGCTGACACTGATGCGTCGCAAGCACGCCCAGACCCGCGAATACATGGAGATGAATGCGCTGCGCGGCATCGTAAAGGATGGCGCGGGCACCACGCTCTATAACTATTTCACCGAATTCGGCCTTGAACAGATTTCGGTCGATTTTGTTTTTGGAACCGCAGGCACCAACATCCAAGGCAAAGTCCGCACCACCCTACGCGCCATCGAGGACAATCTGATGGGCGAGACCATGACGACCGCCCACGCGCTGGTCAGCTCCGAGTTCTTCGACAAGCTGATCAGCCATCCCAAGACGGAAGACGCCTACAAATTCTTCTCGGCCACTGGTGGCCAGCCCCTGCGCGAGGACATGCGCCGGGCTTTCCCCTTCGCGGGCGTCCTCTTTGAGGAATATAACGGCTCGGTCACGCTCTCGAACGGCACTTCTGAGCGGCTGATCCCGACCGGCGAGGGCATCGCCTTTCCCATGGGCACCTTCGATACCTTCACCACCTATGGCGGACCCGCGAACCTGCTGGAAACCGCCAACACCATCGGCCTGCCGCTCTATGCGCGCCAGATGATGGACGCAAAGGGCCGATGGATCGACCTGATGACGGAAGGATCGATCCTGCCGGTCAACAAGCGCCCGCGCCTTGCGATCCGGCTCTTCAGCGCAAACTGAGGGGTTGCCCATGTCAGTCTTTATCGCTGCCATCGACAACGTCTTTTGCGATCCCAACATCGCCCGAGATGCGGTCTATATTGCCGACGGAGGAACGCCCGTCCTCGTCCGCGTGGTCATGCGCCGCGCGGACGACATCACTGCGTTCGGCGACACGCGTCTGTGGTCGGAAACCACCCGCATCGACCTGCGAGTGGCCGAGGTCCCCAAACCGCGACCTGGCGAACGGATCGAGATCGCTTCCGAGGCCTTCCTCATTCAGGGCGAGCCGGTTCGCGACCGCGAGCGGCTTGTCTGGACCTTGGACTTGCGCCCCGCATGAAACTGACGCTCGCCATTGATCCCGACATCGTCGCCATGATGGCTGCCGAGGTTGCCGCAGGGGAACGCGCAGTCACGGCCGCCATGCGCGAGGCCGGAACGGGCCTGAAATCCGCCTGGCGGACGCAGATCACCGGCGCCGGGCTGGGCACCAGGCTTGCCAATTCTATCCGGCTCGCCAGCTTCCCCAAGTCCGACGACAGTCTGAGCGCAGCAGCACTGGTCTGGTCAAATGCGCCGGTCATCATCGGCGCGCATGACACCGGCCCACTTATCCGGTCCAGGAACGGGTTCTGGCTTGCGATCCCGACTGCGGCCGCTGGCAAAAGCAGCAAGGGCGGACGGATCACGCCCGGCGAATGGGAACGCCGTACCGGCCTGCGTCTGCGGTTCATCTACCGTCGTCGCGGGCCAAGTCTGCTGGTGGCCGAGGGGAGGTTGAATTCAAAAGGTCGCGCGGTGGCGTCAAAGTCCAAGACCGGACGCGGCGTGGCAACCGTGCCGCTCTTCCTGCTGGTGCCGCAGGTGAAGCTGCCCAAGAGGCTAGACTTGGCGCGGGATGCAGAACGGGCGGTGGAAGGCGTGCCGGGGCTGATCGTTGCGAATTGGGTTGAGGGGAAGATGTGACGCAGCTCTCGCGTCACTTCTGCTCCAGCAGTTCGGCAAACGCGCCACCGGTTTTCTGCACGCCGGCCAGCAGCGCTTTCCAGTCTCCGGGCGGATTGCCATCCTCGAGCATGCCCTTGAATACCCGATAGGCATCGGTGCGGCTGTCATAAGCGCGCAGAGTCGTGTCGTCGTTCACCCATGCAAAGATGATCACGCGGCTTTCGGCGTGGAAGCGGAAAAACAGCCGGTACTGCTGAAAGAACTTCGCCCGAAACCAGTGTCGATGCGCGTCGCCCAACGTGTTGCCCTGCCGGAACTTCGGGTCGGTGGGGTCAGACGGGATCTCTTCAAAGATCAGCTTGGTGATCGCCGCAAGCCGCCTCAAAGCGTTCTTGCTGCGATAGCCAGCGGGGTTGGCGGCCTTGAGGGCCGTGACCTTTTCAGCCAGCTCCGCGACCTGACCCAGAAAAAGAGGATGCGCGAACAGGGTCCATCCGTTCACGACCAGCGGAACGTTGGAGCCGTCCGTCATTCATCTTCGGGCGACAGGGCCGCATCAAGGTCAAGCTCGACACCATCGACCAACTCGGACAGCTTGGCACGCAGCGGGGCGTCAAGTCCCCGGATGTGATAGGGTTTCTGGCTGATGTCCTGCGCCAGAAACGACAGAAACGCTCCGATGGCGGGGTCTTCCGCGACATCCGAAACGCGGCTGAGCAGAACATCGCCTTCCGGCAAGATCGTGTAAGAGATGCGGTCACGCTTTTTCAGGCCGAGCGCCTTGCGCACGACGCCGGGCATCGTCGTCTGATACTTGTCCGTCAGAGTGGACTCGACCTTGAGTTCGGCAAGCATGTGATTCTCCTTCACGTCTTCAGATCGAGGTAATGCAAATGCATTACCTAATCAAGAACGCAGCGGCAGAAATTGCGTGATAGCGTTCCTGGCCGCCCGAAATTTGGTGCACAAATGCCCACCACCCGCGAAACCATCCTCGCTGCGCTGCTTGCGCAGTTGCAGCCGCTTGCCGCCCTTACCTTGCGCGATGAGGTACTGCCCGAGCGTATCCCGGCGGCTGGGCTGATCATCCTGCGCGACGGCCAGCCAGGCGAGCCTGAGGTGACGCTGTCGCCCCTGTGCTATCATTACCAGCACCGCACCGAGTTGGAGGTCGTCGTCCAGGCGCCGAATGGCCGGGCCAGCGCCTTCGACGCCCTGATCGCCGCCATCGGTGCGGCGCTTGAAGTCGACCGTACCCTTAGCGGCCTTTGTGATTGGATCGAGCCAGAAGCCCCGGCCTCGGTCGATCTGCCCATCGAGGGCGCGGCGGCCCTGAAGGCGGCGGTGATCACCGTTGTCCTGCACTACACCACGACCGGGCCGCTTGCCTGATGTCCATGCTGCGGGATGGCTCGCGTCGAGCCGAGACTGGAGCATGATCAGCAATAGTTCCGTCAGGCGTTGCGGTTATGGGCGTCGCCAAGCAACCACAGGAGGATTATCGCCATAAAAGGGGAGAAGAAGAGACCCAAAAGAACCCATACGACAGCACTGCGTCCTCGCGCTTCAGCCATTCGGGCAGGCAGCAAGATGAACAACCAAAGGGCGAAGTACAGGGCTGCCAGTCCAACAATCACGACGAAAAGACCTTCGATCATGCTTCGGCAGTTCCTCGCGATGACAAATTCACTGCCACGCTGTCTCAGCAGGTTCCGTAATACCCGCGGGAATACCGGCAGTACTCCGATGCAGCACCGGAGCGGATCATCTCGGCCGCGATGTCGCGCCCATCTGGGAGAAAACACTGCCCGACCAGACGTCCGTAGCGGTCGATGTCCCGGATGGTGCAGCGCAGGGTCTTGCTGGAAATCAGCCCCTTCAGCGTGGCGGTTGCGACAGAACCCCCTCGGTGGTCCCATTCCGGGGCATCCAGCCCCCAGACCCGGATGCGACGGGACTCGCCACTCAGGGTGAATGTATCGCCGTTGAGTATCTTGCTGACTCGTGCCTCCAGCGCGCCTGATTGCTGCGCTTGCGCATCGGGCTCGCCGTTGAAGGCTGCCGCAATCGCGAGTGCCACCAACAAAACTGCCGTACGGCGAAACTGGCGCGCGAAGCGGCGAATGAGAAATCGTCCAATCATCCGGGCAGATGACCCGAGAAACTGCCCCGCCGCAAGGCATTCACTGACTGTTCACAGAAGAAGGGAATATCTTTCATGGCACGTGCGCAAGGCGCGCGGGCGCAGATGGCGCTTGCGTATGAGACAGTTTACGGCACCCCGCCGCTCAGTGGTTTCACCAGAATGCCCTTCGCCAGCACTTCGCTGGGATCGGAACAGCCACTTTTGAACAGCGAATTGCTCGGCTATGGCCGCGACCCGCTGGCCCCGATCAAGGATGCGGTGACGGCCGATGGTGATGTGATGGTGCCAATCGACGCCGAAGCCTTCGGGTTCTGGCTGAAGGCGGCCTTCGGCGATCCGATTACCTCTGGCACCGGGCCCTACACCCATGAGTTCCGCTCGGGCATCTGGACGCTTCCATCGATGTCGATCGAGACCGGCATGCCGGAGGTGCCGCGCTTTGCGATGTATTCCGGCTGCCTGCTGGATCAGCTGTCGTGGCAGGTGCAACGATCCGGCCTTCTGACCGCCACTGCCAGGCTGGTGGCGCAAGGCGAGACCATCGCCACTTTGAGCGGCGCGGGCACGCCTGCTGAACTGGGCCTGAAGCGGTTCGGCCATTTCAACGGCGCGATCAGCCGGAACGGCAGCGCCCTCGGGAACGTGGTCTCGGCCGAGATCACCTATGCCAACAACCTCGACCGGATCGAGACCATCCGCAGCGACGGCAAGATCGACGGGGCAGACCCGTCCATCGCAGCACTTACCGGCCGGATTGAGGTCCGCTTTGCCGACAGCACGCTGGTGACGCAGGCGATCAACGGCGATCCCTGCGAGATCTCCTTCGCCTATGTACTGTCCTCGGGCGAAAGTTTCACCTTCACCGTTCACGCCGTCTACCTGCCGCGTCCCCGGATCGAGATTTCCGGACCGCAGGGCGTGCAGGCCAGCTTCGACTGGCAGGCCGCACGCGAAAGCACCCTCGGCAGGATGTGCACCGCCACCCTCAGCAACAACATCGAGAGTTACTGATCATGATCAGACTGAACCTGACCGCCACGCCGCAATGGCTGGACCTGGCCCCTGGCTTGCGCCTGCTGGTGGCTCCCCTGACCACCGCCTTGATGGTCTCGGCCCGCGCCGATCTCGCCGTCGAGGCCCTTCCGGAAAGAACCTCCCAAGAGGAACTGGCACTCGCCATGGCCAAGGCCGTCGCTCGCCGCGCGGTGCTGGATTGGGAAGGCGTGGGCGATAGTATGGCCAATGTTGTGCCCGTCACCCCCGAAGGCATCGATGCCCTTCTGGAAATCTGGCCAGTCTTCGAGGCCTTCCAGACCCAATACGTCGCCAAGGGCCTGATCCTGGATGCGGAAAAAAACGTCTCCGCGCCCTCGCCGACTGGTCTTTCGGCGGGGGCGACCGCTATTGCGCCGCCTGTATCGGGCGCTGCGAAGATTGCCCAGCCAGACTGAACCGACCCCAAACACAGGACGGCTGGCAGGTCTGGGATCTGGTCGGCCGACTTGGCGGGCAATTGCGGGTGATCCCCGGCGCAGTCTTGGGTTGGGACATGGGTGCGGCGCTTGCGATGGCGCAGGCGCTGGGCGTGAACACCCTCATCGCCGCCGAACTGCTCCCCGAAATCGAGGCGGTGATGGTGCGGAAACTGAACGAACAGATCGGAGAAAACCATAGCTGAGAAAAGGGTCAGTGTCCGGCTGGTTGCGGAAGGCGGCCGTCAGGTTCGCGCCGAGTTGGAAGGCATCGGTGAGGCGGGGTCGCGTGGGTTTGGCCGGCTATCCTCCGAGATGGAACTGGCCAATACCCGCCTTGGCAGTTTCGCCCGGAAGGCCGGGATCGCGCTGGCAGCCGTGACGGTTGCGGCGGCAGCGGCAGGCGTGGCGATGGTCCGGTCAGGCCTTGCGAATGTCGATGCTCAGGCGAAGCTCGCGCAATCGATGCGGACGACGGTGGAAAGCGTGCAGACCCTGACATGGGCCGGGGAACTGGCCGGTGTGTCGATGGGCGAGATCGAACAAGCCACCAAGAAGCTGACCACGCGCCTGTCGGAAGCCGCGACCGGATCAGGATCGGCTGTCGGAGCCTTGCAACGTCTGAACTTGACCGCTGCTGAATTGCAGGCGCTGCCATTGGATCAGCGCATCATCGCAATTCAGGAGGCGCTGAACCAGTTCGTGCCGGAAGCTGAACGGGCTGCTGTTGCGTCCGACCTCTTCGGTGACAAGGCCGCTCTGGCATTTCTGCGCATCGACCCCGCGACTTTGCGCGAAGCGGCCCGGGATGTGCGGGACTTCGGAGTAGCGGTCAGTGCGACGGATTCCGCGCAGATCGAGCGCACAGGAGATGCAATCGCGCGGCTGAGTCTGATCTGGACCGGGCTTGTCAATCGACTTACAGTCGCCGTCGCCCCGGCGCTGGAGACCGTGGCCACGACGCTGGCCGACATGGCGCGCGCCACCGGGCCCATCGGTGTTGCGCTGACAGGCCTACTCGACAACCTTGGACGCCTTGCCACCTACGCCGCGACCTTCGCCACCGTCATGGCGGGTCGCTGGGTGGCGGGCCTGGCCGTAGCGGCGCTGTCGGTCCGCGGGCTGGCGACAGCGCTAGTCTTCCTGCGGGGCGCGCTGATCCGCACCGGCATCGGTGCACTGATTGTCGGTACGGGGGAACTGGTGTTCCAGTTCATCCGGCTGGTGTCGAATGTCGGCGGGGTCGGCGCGGCGATCGCACTGCTCGGCGACGTGGCGAGCGAGGCCTGGGATCGCATCGCGCTCTCGGCGGCTGCGGCCTGGGCGAACATCGAGTCTGGCTGGGCCGGGGCGCAGGCGGTGATCTACGACGGCTTGCAATCTGCACTCGCGGCGGTGGTTGGCTGGGGCAACAGCGCCGTCGGCACCTTCCAAGGAGCGTTTGACGCGATCAAGGCAATCTGGGGCGCATTGCCGCAAGCAATCGGCGACTTCGCCTTCCAGGCTGCCAATGGACTGATCAGCGGTGTCGAGGCCATGTTGAATGCAGTGGTCACCCGGATCAACGGCTTCATTGAGGGGCTGAACGCTGCATTGGCCCTGCTGCCAGACTGGGCCACCGGCGATGGTGGCTTGCAGATCGGCACACTCGCCCCGGTCGATCTTGGCGGCCTCGCGAACCCCTTTGCGGGTGCGGCTACGGCAGCTGGATTAGCGGCGGGCGACGCCTTTCGCGCTGCGATGGGCAAGACCTATGTCGATGCACCCGATCTTTTTGGTGGCATGGCGGACGATGCGCGGTCACGAGCCGCGGGGTATGCCGAGGCCGCTGGCATGTTGTCGGATGCGGCATCGCGGCCGATGACGGCTTGGCAGGCGCTAAAGGCCGCTATCCTTGGCGCCGGCACCGAGGGTGAAGAAGCGCTGGGCCGTGCTGGCGCTGCGGCGGATGCGCCGTCCGAGGGCTTTGACGCGGCGGGTGCGTCTGCGGGAGGCGCGGGAGCGGCAGCCAAAGCGGCGGCGGACGAGGCTGCCACCGGCTGGCAGGCTGTCACGGCCTCGCTTGCCGATTATGCCAAGGGCGCGATGGATTGGGGCAAGGGCCTGGGCGAAACCCTGACCTCGGCCTTCCAGTCGGCCGAGAGTGCGTTCCGGGAGTTCGTCACCACCGGCAAGT